GCTATTAAACGTAAAGGTTTATATTGGCATTTATTACCTACATATAACCAAGGACGTAAGATTATATGGGATGGCATGACTAAAGATGGTAAATCATTTTTAGAACATTTTCCAAAACCATTATGGGGAGCAGTTAATAATACTGACATGAGATTAGAACTTAAAAATGGTTCTATCTATCAAGTTGTAGGAACTGATAACGTGGACCGATTAGTTGGGTCAAATCCTGTTGGTGTTGTCTTTTCAGAGTACTCGCTTCAAGACCCTCGAGCCTGGGATTTAGTAAGACCTATCCTTGCAGAAAATGGCGGTTGGGCAGTATTCATTTATACAGCAAGGGGAAGAAACCATGGCTATGATATGTTTAATATGGCTTCTAAAAATGAAAAATGGTTTAGTCAAAAACTTACAATTGATGAAACAAAAGTTATAGGTCAAGATGTAATAGAAGAAGAAAGAGATGCAGGAATGCCTGATGAATTAATTCAGCAAGAGTTTTACTGCAGCTTTGATGCACCATTAGTTGGTTCTTATTATGGTAGTTTAATGGCCAAAGCTTTAGCAGATGGCAGAATAACTAAGGTTCCATATGAGCCTAGATTAGAGGTTCATACAGCATGGGACTTAGGTATGGGTGATAGTACAAGTATTATATTTTTTCAGCAATTTGGCCAAGAATATCGGATAATAGATTACTATGAGAATCAAGGAGAAGGTATGTCCCATTATATCAAGGTTCTTAGAGAACGTGACTATCTATATGGAAAACATATAGCACCTCATGATATTAAGGTTAGAGAAATGGGGACTGGTAAGTCTAGATGGGAAGTAGCAAATGCACTAGGATTAAGGTTTACAATCTGTCCGAATGTGTTAATAGATGATGGAATAGAAGCTGCAAGAACTGTTATTCCAAGGTGTTATTTCGACGAAAAACACTGTAATATACTAGTTGAAGCTTTGCGACAGTATCGTAAGGATTATGACGAGAAAAGAAAAGTTTATCGTGATAAACCTTTGCATGATTGGACAAGTCATGCTGCTGACGCGTTTCGATACCTTGCATTGGGAACAAGGGATAATATAAACAAAGGGCGTAAGCTCCCAACTTATGCTGATGGTGAATATAACGTATTAGGAGGCTAACTTATGGGAGGAATTATATCAAGACCCAAGGCGCCACCTCCTCCACCACCGCCACCACCAGTACCCACTCCGGCTGATGCTGCACCCGCTGCTGCTGATGCTAGAAGACAAGCTGGAAAAAGATATGGTAGAAGACAAACTATATTAACTGGCGGTCAAGGTGCAGAGGATGAGGCAACTATTGTAAGAAAAACATTATTAGGAGCGTAGATGTCAGACCTAGTTACTAGGATTATAACAAAACAGGAGTCTCTAAAATCATTTAGATCTCCTTGGGAAAATTTATGGCAGGATTGTGCAAATTATGTCAATCCTAATAGAGGGGATTTTTCCACAATAAGATACAGAGGTGATCAATCAAGATATGATCTTATCTATGATACTACTGCACCTTTAGCTAATGAACAGTTAGCATCTGGTTTACATGGGTTTCTGACATCTCCCTCTCAACGATGGTTTTCATTAAAAACATTTGATGATAATCTTAATAAAGAATTAGCAGTCAAAGAATGGTTAGATCAAATAACCACTATGATGTATGACAGGATATTTAATATACCTGATAGCAATTTTAACTCACAAGCACATGAACTATATTTAGACCTTGGTGCATTTGGCACAGGTGTTATGATGGTACAAGATATACCAGGTAAAGGTGTAACATTTAGAACATTTCACTTAGCTGATTGTTATATTCAAGAAAATGATGCAGGTTTTGTAGATACATTATATAGAAAATATAAAAGAACAGGAAAACAATTAATTGAAAGATTTGGTGAAGCTGTTCCAGAAAATGTAAGAAAAGTTTCTGAAAAAGATCCATTTAGAGAATTTGAAGTTATTCATGCAGTAGAACCTTCTGAAACATATGGTGAGCCTTATAAAAACCCAACTAAAAAGAATTTTAAATCTTGTTATGTTTTAATTGAAGAAAAAGCTTTGCTTGAAGAAGGTGGTTATGACGAGTTTCCATATATGGTACCTCGTTGGCAGAAAGTTGCAGGTGAGATATATGGTAGATCTCCATCAATGACTTCTTTACCAGATATCAAAATGGTAAATAGTATGATGAAAACTATTATAAAAGCTGCACAAAAAGTAACTGATCCCCCACTACTTGTTCCTGATGATGGTTTTATACTCCCTGTTAGAACCGTGCCAGGTGGACTAAACTTTTATAGATCTGGCACCCAGGACAAGATTGAACCATTAGTAACTAATGCAAGACCTGATATAGGTTTTGAAATATTACAAAATAGAAGAGAACATATTATGTCTGCATTCCATGTTGATTGGATGAAAATGCCTGATCAAAAAGGTAGTCCTAATATGACAGCTACTGAAGTTATAGCAAGACAAGAAGAAAAAATGAGACTAATGGGTCCAATGATTGGTAGATTACAAGTAGAATTTTTAGGTCCTTTGATTAATCGTGTATTTAAGATTATGAAAAGAAAAAGAATGTTGCCTGATGCACCTTCTATATTACAAGGTATGGAGATGAAAATTGAATATACTTCTCCATTAGCAAGAGCACAAAAATCAGGGCAACTAATGACTGTTACAAGATTATTTGAAAGTATGGTACCATTATTCCAGGCCAAACCAGATCTTTTAGATAATATGAACACTGATGAAACATTCAGATATTTCCATCATTTATTAGATGCCCCACCTCAAATATTAAATGATAAAGATTCTGTTGAACAACAGAGACAACAGCGAGCTGAGCAGCAACAAGCTATGATGGAGGCAGAACAAGCACAACAAGAAAGTCAATCCATGAAAAATGTTGCAGAAGCTCAACGAGCAAAACAACAAGGACTAACAATTGGCTAAAAAACCACTAGGGCTTGAAAAGCTCAATGAACATTATAAAAAAGTATTTGCGTCAAAAGATGGCGAAATTGTATTAGCTCATCTTTGCAAAACAGGATTCGTCTTTGAGACAACACATTGTCCAGGCGATTCACACGAGACTGCTCACCGTGAAGGTATGAGACGTGTCGTTGTGTCAATACTCAAGTTTCTTAATAAGAAGCCTGAGGACTTTAAAAACATGATAAACATGGAGGCAATCAATGAGTGAAGTAACTCAAACTGGGTCCGTCGTAACTAATGCGGGTAGCTCAGCTGCTCCTACTCAAGACTGGAGAACTGGAATACCTGAAGATTTACGATCTGACCCTTCATTAGCTGATATTAAAGATGTCGGCAATTTGGCTAAAAGTTATGTAAATAGCCAAAAGTTAATTGGTAAAAATAGAATCTCTTTACCAGGAGAAGGTGCAACTGATCAGGAATGGGGACAGTTTTATAACAGTCTAGGCAGACCTGAACAACCAGATGCATATAATTTTGGTGAAAGACCTGTTATGCCAGAAGGTGTTCAATATGATGAACAATTTGAAGGTGCATTTAAAAATCTAGCGCATACTGCTGGATTAACACCTAAACAAGCTAAACAAATTTATGATGGATATCATGAATATGTTGGCAATAAGTTAACATCAGAAGGTCAAACTTCAGAAGCACAAGCTTCTCAATGGGTAGACTCATTGAAACAAGAGTTTGGTAAAGCTTATGATGAACGGGTAGATCTTGCTCAAAGAGCTGTTGAAACATATGGCTCTCCTGAGTTAACTGAATGGCTAGATAATACAGGCATGGGAAATAATCCGATGATTGTTAAGATGTTCGCTAAAATTGGTGAAAATCTTGCAGAAGGTAGACCTGACATTTCTAGTCAACGTTCATTTACTATGACACCTGATCAAGCTAGACAAGAAATATCTAGATATAACAGGGATAGTGATTTTATGAATGCATATAATAGTGGTGATCACGCTGGTCATGCTGAAGCTGTACAGAAGATGAATAATCTGTTTCAGTTGGCATATCCTGATGATAATCCGATTGCATAACATAAAATATGTATGTACGAATTTATTAACTAGTTGTATAGTTGATAGAAGTGGGTAGCCGTAAAGGTCCACTCGTCGATGATGGCACAGACGTAAAATGCAAGTGAATGTCCATATATTTGGGTAGCGTTCGCGATTAATAATAACAACAACGTAAACACGGAGGCAAACATAGTATGTCTGTAAATATAACAACAGCTTTTGTCAACCAGTACAGAGCTAACGTTGAGCACCTTTTACAACAAAAAGGTTCAAGACTTAGACCATTTGTACGAGTTGAAACTCAAAACGCTGAGTTTGAATACTATGATCGTATAGGAAGTGTGGATGCGGTAGAAGTAACTTCTAGACATTCTGACACTCCGCTTATCTCAACTCCTCATGACAGAAGACAAGTGTCATTAAGAGACTTTGATTGGGCGGACATGATTGACAGAACTGATAGAATCAGACTTTTAATCGACCCTG